CGCGGGACACGGACCTGCGCTCCATGCAGATGGGCGCGAAGTCCGGCGTGATTACCTCGGACGTCCTCCGGAAGATCCTCGGCGGTGGCGCGGGCGCTGCCCTAGGGATCGAGACCTTGCTCCAGGAGGAGGCCCAGGCGGGCCCCCTCAAGGCCCAAAACATGGCGATCGGCGGGATCGTCAAAAAGGCGGCCATCCTTGCCCCGGTCAACGACATCGGCCTGTACAGCAAGGCCGAGGACGTCGCCAAGAAGATGCGTCAGGCGAAGGGGCGCGGCGATGACGTTCGCCGGTTCTTCAAGAAGCAGGGCGTCAGGGACGAGGAGATTGATGCCCTGGGCCTGGACCGGCTGTTCCGCCAGGCCAGGGTCACCCAGCAGGAGATCCTGGACCAGATCGACCAGAATCGCGTGGTCATGGAGGAGCGGGTCAGCGCTGGGCCGTCTACGGGCACCTTTGATTTCGATTACGAGTACGAAGACCTGACCATTGACGAGGCCTATGGCCAAAGCTACATCAATGAGGAAGTGTCTTACTACCTAAACGACGAGCCAGAAATGTTCATCTTTGATGATGGCGTCATCGACGATTACATCCGCCGCCTGGCCCCTGGCCTTGACCGGGAGTCGGATGACGCGCTTCGTACCCTCCTGAAGGATTATGGTGAGGGCACGGGCGACTTTGATGACCTGCCCGATGCAATACAAGAGGACCTGGAGAGGCAGGCTCAGCGTCTTGTCGAAATGAACTATGACGAAAATCCTGTCCGCCGCATCACCCTCACGGCAGTCGACCCGCAGGACGGGGATACGCAAAACGTAGGGGACATGCGCGGCGCGTCTTTCAGCTACTCGCTGATAGGCAATGAAGATACGGGCTATGGCCTTTCTGGACTTGAGTACAACGACGTCCCGGCGAACATTCGCGCCCAGCTCGACAACGCCAATATCTTCAGCATGGACGAGGCGCGGGTTCAGCTCCAGGCAATCGCTAACGAATATGACGATTTTGAAGATTTTGCTCCAGGGGACACGAGCTGGGGCCAGTACACCCTCGGCGGGGGCGAAAACTATCAAGAAGCCCGGCTTTCCCTTCCAGATGGCGGCCAGACGAAGTTCCGCGAGAACGTCCACTTCCCTGACGACATAAACAACGTCTTCCATGTCCGCACGAAGGATCGCGTAGGCCCGACGGGCGAAAGGATCCTGTATGTGGAGGAGGTCCAGTCCGACTGGGCGCAGACGGGCCGCAAGAAGGGCTTTATGTCTCCGGAGAAGGTCGAAGAGGCCGAGCGGGCTTCGGCTCAACTGCTTGAAGAGGCAATGCCCTTAATCGAGCAGATTGATCAGTCAAGAATTTTTGATGACGGTGCTGGTTTTGGAAATTCGTTCTTGGGCAGTCTTTCCAGCTTGTCCAGCGCTTCGCGCCGATATCGCTCGGGCAATAGGCCGCTAGACGCAGCGGCAGACGTTTTCGTTGCGCTGAGTAATGCAGACCGAGAGGCCAAGATCAGGACTGTAGACGTCCTCCAAGAAGATTTCCTGGACAGCCTTACTGACGAGCAAGCGGTCGATCTTTATGTCCGCGAGCTCATGGGCGAGTTTGGGGGCGGCGAAAGGACGAGGGAAAGCCTGCGCCGGATGTATGGCGATAATTATCGGGCAGAGGCGGAGCGCGAGGCTCGGGAGCGCCTGGCACAGGGCGGCGGCTCATACCTAAACTCGGTATTGATTCGTGCAGGAGAAAAGACAGGGGCCCTGCCTAAAAAAAATCCTGAAGGCCTTGCCTCCATACGCGACAACCCGCAATGGAATGAGGCTTTTGAGCGGATACTGCAAGAGCGTGAGAGGTACTTAGCATCGAATGGCGTCGATCCAAAGCTGATGTCAAAGCTGCAAGCCGCCTTGGACAGAACGGATCCTGAAGGCGCGAAGATACGCCAAGGGAAAGAGCAGCGTGGCCTGCCTCAGGAAGGGCCCTTCGTTCTTGACACCGACTCCTGGAACAAGCTGGCGGTGAAGTACATCTTCAAGAAGGCTGCCGAGGAGGGCTACGACGGCGTCAGCTTTGCGCCTGGGCAGGTGCATGTTGATCGCTGGGCCGACCCTGGCTTGCGGGTCCAGTATGACCAAAACATCCCCTCAGCCATCGACAAGGTCATCGGCCCGGCGCCCAACCCGGCCTCTAACATGCCGGGCACCATGGTGGTTGATGGCTACGAGTCCAAAATTTATCGCCTAAGTGACCCGACGAAGGACGGCGAAAGCATCCTTGAGAAGATGAAGGCGCCTACCACCATGTTCGGCTTCGCCCCGCTGCCGCTGGTGCTTCCCGGGATTGCTGCCCTGCAGGGCCTGTCCCCGGAGCAAGCGCAGGAGGAGAAGCGCAAGTTTGAAGAGTTTGGGCGCGCCTTCCCTAGCGAAGCCGGGCCTCAGCCGCTTCCTGAGGCGCTGTCCACTCCTGTGGTCGCAGACAGGGCCACGCAGCGCCTGATCGATGCTGGGTTCCCCCGGGAGATGGCCGAGCAGATTGTCATGGGCGGCTCTCGGCCCCCTCAGGCTACCTTCGTTCCTCCCCCGGCGCAGCCAATCAACATCTCCGCAGGCATCGAGGAAGACCTGTTCGGTGCCCCCGAGCTCACCCCGCCGGCTCCTGCGGCTGCGATGCCCCAACCTGGGCAGGATGAAGTCCCGGACTACATGCGCCGCCTCGATGGCTCGATCAAGTCTGAGCGCGGGTTCCTGGGCCCGATCCAGAACAAGGTCTCCGGCCGCACCATGACCGAGGTCTCTGTCGGCCAGCCGGGCTCGGAGGAGGGCTTCTACCCGCTCCTGGTCCCGACCCTGACCCAGGAAGAGATCGACACGATCGCGAACCTGGACCTTGGGCGCGAGCGGCCGCCCCAGGCGATCATCGAGAAGGCCCGGGCCCACGCTATGGACCGCACGGCCCGAGGCATGAGCCCGTTCTACCAGGACGACGAGCCTTTCGATTTCCGCGACGCAAGCGCAAGGTCCTTGGCCCAGGAGAACGTCTTTGGGGACTACGACCAGCGCGCCACGGCGATCGCCTCCCAGGCACTGGATCGGCTCCTGCTTGAGGCCCAGATGAGGGAGGGCGAGATCGGGCCCCAGGAGGTCCTGGAGGCCGCGGCGACCATCGGGAGCTCGATCCTTGGCTCGGTTCCGGCCGGCCTCGCCGGGCTCTATACCCTCGCGACGACCGGGGACCTGGAGGCGGCGGTGGCCAAGATCAACGAGATCACCGAGTCCCTGACCTACATGCCTAGCAGCCAGGGCTCGATGGACGCCCTCCAAGCTGTCGCGGGTCCTTTAGAGGCTTTGGCTGCGCCGTCGGAGTTCATGGGTCAGCAGACCCTGGACGTCACCGGCTCGCCGCTCTTGGCGACGGCGGCCGAGATCTTCCTCGACCCCCTGAACCTGCTGACCTTTGGGGGCCTAGGCAAAGCGCTCAAGCGAGCCGGCCGGGCTCAGTGAACCTCTCCCCCGCTTACAACCCCGGACGCCTCCTCCCGGAGGCGCTCCAGGACCTCCCGTAAGTACTGAACCTCGTCGGCCACGGCGTGCAGGCCGTCCATGATCGACTCCAGGTCTTCCTCGTCGAATTTGACCGTAATTTTCACGTCTTCTTTTTCCACAAAACCCCCTCTATGCACACTTGCACATCGACACGGGACCAGTTACCATGCGCTTGCGCATTGAGAGGAGGTCCCTATGAGCGCTGCCAGGAAGAAACAATACTACAACCGGGTCCGGCGTACCTGCCGCCTGCACGGGCTTGATATCGTCTTCGACGGCGCGCCCAAGAACTACCGCGCGGTGGAGATCCGCAAGGACGGCATGACCCTCTTCGCCGACCGGGCCCAGGGCTTCAAGCCCCTGAACATCAACTGGGAGCGGCTCCACGGCGAGCTCGCTGACTACGGGTACCGCGGGGGTGTGAAATGATCCAGCCGGCGAAGCGCATCAACAAGATCTACGGATACTGCCGGGTCTCGACCGTCGAGCAGGCCAAGCACGGGGTGAGCATCGAGCTCCAGAAGCGCCACATCGAGGAGTTCGTGCGCGAGAAGTACAACCGCGAGGTCGATGGCTTTTACTTCGACGAGGGCTACTCGGGGAAGATAGATATCCTCGATCGACCTGGGTCGAATGAATTGACTAAAGCTATT